CTGGTTAAGCAACTTAGGACCTGAACCTGTAAAGCGAGCGGAAGACGATCTGTAGCCGCCGTTAAATCAAACGACCAGCGCGTCTCGGGGGAATCTTGAAGACGTCTCAACGGAGCAGCTTGGTCTCATGTACCATCCTGAGGTATAAATTTTAGAACCTCGAAGATGGCATCATGAAGACCAGAAAGTAAAGACTGTGTCCAACCATCAGTGATGGCAAAGACACGTACTTTACCCGCTGCTTCTACCTTTTCATGGAGCTTACCTAATACAGGTAAAACTCCCGGCTTCAACTCAAGGTTCCTAACATTATCCATTTCCTGTTTCAAGGCATCACTAAGATGAGTATTTGCCGAAAGCTCTGCGTAAGCCATAAAGGCCTCGCGAGGTTCACTAGCTTTAGTGAACGCAAATGCATCCAGCGATAACCCTAAAATGGAAGGATTATAATTAGGCCCAGCTGAATTGAGAGCCAGAAAGCTCGAAGGCTTTAAATGAAACCCTTTAGGTAACATTCGAAGCACCCTATTAAGTTCTCAGACTGGCATCGTCATGCATGCTCCCGTAAAGGGAGCGACGATCGTCTCGAGCTTAAGGGTTGAACGAACTTTCATGATTCGGAAGACAGACAAGACCGATAGGACCGCCCTAATTGTAACCGGGTCTGCAGACCGTATTAAAGTCCGCAGTTGCCCAGGTACCAATTTAGGTAGGCCCCCGGAAATTCCCAAGCATACACCTTGCGAGGTGTATACCGGAACGCCAGCCACATATTTGTGGATCAACCGCACCGATTCCTTCAAATACATTACTGTAAATAAAGGTCCGGAATAGGTTCACAACGATTTAATACGCTGCAACAAAATGTAGTAGGCGTCCGGAGACTCCACACTGAGGACCCAGATTATCACTCGAAGCCATCTATCCAGCATTTTAAAGCTGATAAATAGGCTAGGGCGATTATATCGTGATCTCAATGTGCTTCTCATAGTTCCAATTTGTTTGCATCCTTTACCCTCTCTCAATGCCTCCAGGAGTTTAAACCTGGGTTCTGGTCATTCACATGACTCGACATTGACAAGTAGTAAAGGAAAACATCAACAGGAGTTTTCTCTCCTGAGGTGGGCAACCTTGATGACAAATCAAGGCTCTACGGAAACAAAGGAACAGCGAACCATAGGTATGTCAACACCTACTTTGGAGTCCGGCGATATTATCGCCTAGGCCCTTGGTGGAGGTTT